ATCACGCACGAGCCGTCGCAAGTTTCGGAAGGGGGGTACATGGGGCAGAGAGGGCCAGCGCCCAAACCCGCGAGCATTCACCTGCTGAACGGGAACCCCGGCCACCGATCCCAGGCTGCGCCCGGCACGGGTCCAGCCGTTGCCATCCCGGACGCACCGGGCTGGCTGCTGAGCGAAGCCCGGGCCGAATGGGACCGAATCACGCCCGAGCTGGAGAAGCTCGGGCTCATCTCAACGCTCGATGTCGCGCACCTGGCGGCCTACTGCCAGGCCTACGCGCTGATGGTGCGCACGGGCGAAGAGATCAAGCGCCTGCAGGGCGAGGGTGAAAACGACCCCGTCCTGCCGGATCGCCTGCGCGGCCTCGTAGACCGGACGCCGTCCGGCTACAAACAGATCTCCGCGCTGATGCAGACCTACAACCGCGCGACTGCCGAGATGGCACGACACGCCGCCGAGTTCGGGCTGTCGCCGTCCGCGCGGATGCGCGTGAAGGCGGACAGCGGGCAGGCCTCGCTGTTCCCGGAATCAGATCCGATGGACGCGTTTCTGAGGGCGACGGGCGTCGCGTGATCGATCGCACAACGGCCTACGCCCGCGACGTCGTCCAGGGCGTGGCCGTCGCTGGTCCGTGGGTGCGCCTGGCATGCCAGCGCCACCTGCGCGACCTCGAGGAAGGGCCGGCTCGGGGGCTCACGTTCGACGTGCAGCTCGCGACGCGGGCGATGGTATTCATCGAATGCCTGACGCTGGCCGACGGCCAGTACGCAGGGCTGCCGTTCAATCTGTCGCCGTTCCAGGCGTTTGTCGTCGGCTCGCTGTTCGGCTGGCTCGGCCCTGACGGCTTCCGCCGGTTCCGGACGGCCTACATCGAAATCGCGAAGGGCAACGGTAAAACACCGCTCGCCGCGGGCGTCGCGCTGTACCTGGCCGTCGCCGACGGTGAAGCCGGCGCCGAGGTCTACGCCGCGGCCGTCACGCGCGACCAGGCGAAGATATGCTTCCGCGACATCAAGCGCTTCGCGGAAGCGTCGCCGGCCCTGTCGCGGCGGCTGGAAATCAACGAGCAGAACGTCGCCTACCCGGCGATGGGCTCGTACATCCGACCGGTGTCGTCGGAAGGCCGCGGCCTCGACGGCAAGCGCGTGCACGCCGCCGTCATCGACGAGCTGCACGAGCACCCGACGAGTATCGTCGTCGACAAGATGCGCGCCGGCACGAAGCAACGCCGCCAGGCGCTGATCTTCGAAATCACAAACAGCGGATACGACCGGCACAGTGTGTGCTGGGAGCATCACGATTACAGCACTAAGGTGCTGCAGGGCGTCGTCGACAACGACGCATGGTTCGCCTACGTCGCCGCTCTCGATGAGGGTGACGACTGGCTGAACGATCCGGCCTGCTGGATCAAATCGAACCCGAATCTCGGAGTCTCGATTACCGAGAAGTACCTGCAGGAACAGGTCGCCGAAGCGCGCGACATGCCGTCGAAGCGCAACATCGTCGCGCGCCTGCTGTTCTGCGTGTGGACCGAGCAGTCCTCAGTGTGGCTGCCGATTGAACTCTGGGACAAGTGCGCTACGCCGGTCGACCTCGAGGAGCTCGCCGGCCGCGACTGCTTCGGCGCGCTCGACCTCGCGTCAACGGCCGACATCGCCGCCTGGGTGCTGGTGTTCCCGCCGGCGGCCTACGGGGACCGCTGGCACGTCGTGCCGCGGCTGTTCTGCCCGGCGGACGGCATTCGCACGCGATCGCGCAAGGACGGCGTGCCCTATGACCGCTGGGTCGACGAGGGCCACCTGATCGCGACCGAGGGCAACGTGATCGACTACGCGTTCATCCGCGCAGCCATCCATCACGACGCCGAGCGGTTCCGCGTCAAACGTATCGCCTTCGACAGGTGGAACTCGACGCACCTGGTGCAGGAGCTGCAGGGCGACGGTTTCGAGATGGTCGGCTTCGGCCAGGGCTATGCGTCGATGGCGGCGCCGGTGCGCGAGATTGAAAAGCTGGTGCGCGGCCAAGAGCTCGCGCACGGCGGGCACCCGGTGCTGCGCTGGATGGTTTCCAACATCGCGCCATCGGTCGACCCGGCCGGCAACACGAAATTCGACAAGGGTCGCAGCGGCGACAAGATCGACGGCGCTGTCGCGATGGCGATGGCGCTCGGCATTGCGATCGCCGACGAGGTCAAGGGCCCGTCGGTGTACGAAACAAGGGGAGTCCTCACGCTGTGAGTCTCTGGTCCCGGCTGCGGAATCTCGGTCGCGCTAAACAGAACCCTGTGCGCCCGAGCCACGCCTGGGGCGCGCGCCAAGCGGGCGAGTGGGTCGATGCCGACTCGGCGCTGGCCATCGCCGCGGTGTGGGGCTGCGTGCGGGTCATCTCGGAAACTATCGCGGCCCTGCCGTGGCAGGTCATCGAGAAGGTGCCGACGCGCACCGGCACGCGCCGCGAGCGCCGGACGGACTCGGAACAGGAGTGGCTGCTCGCCACGCAGGCGAACCCCGAGCTGACCGCCTACACGTTCCGCGAGACCCTGCTCGCGCACGCGCTGTTGTGGGGAAACGGCTACGCCGAGATCGAACGCACGCCCGACGGGCGCGTGCAGTGGCTGTGGCCCATCACGCCCGATCGCGTGACACCCGAGCGCGCGCCGACTGGCGGCCTGCAGTACCGCGTCAACCAGGGCGGCGCCGAGGCGACGATCATCCCGGCGCGTGACATGTTCCACCTGAAGGGCCTCGGCTGGGATGGCACCTGCGGCTACTCCGTCATCGCGGTCGCGGCACGCTCGCTGGGGCTGACGCTCGCGCTCGAGCGGTTCGGGGCGAACTTCTTCCGCAACGGCGCGCACCCCGGCGCGGTGCTCGAGCACCCCGGCAAGCTTTCGCCCGAGGCGCACGAGAACCTGCGCAAGTCGGTCGCGGACCAGATCAGCGGCCACAACTCGCTGAAGCCGTTCATTCTCGAGGAGGGGATGAAATGGCAGGGCATGACCGTGCCACCGGAAGAGGCGCAGTTCCTCGAGTCGCGCAAGTTCCAGGTGTCGGAAGTGTGCCGCTGGTTCCGGGTGCCGCCGCACATGGTGGCCGACCTCGAGCGCTCGACGTTCAGCAACATCGAGCACCAGGCGATCGAGTTCGTGCAACACACGCTGATGCCCTGGTGCCGCCGGCTCGAAACCGAGGCCGACATCAAGCTGTTCGGCGCGGTCAACCGCGGCCGGGTCTACACCCGGCTGCAGCTCGCCGGGCTCCTGCGCGGTGACATCCAGTCGCGCTATCAGGCCTACGCCGTGGGCCGGCAGTGGGGCTGGCTCAGCGCGAACGACGTGCGCGAGATGGAAGACCTGAACGCGGTCACCGGCGGCGACGAGTACCTCGCGCCGATGAACATGGTTCCGCAGGATATGCTGCGCGAACTGGCCGAGGCGCCCGAGCCGGCGCCGGCCGCGCCGGCAGAAGACCCCGAGGACGATCAGGAAGACGACGACGAGGATCCGCCGCTGCGGGTCGTGGAGGGTGGCCGCTGATGTACAAGCTCATCAACAAGGGCAACAAGTCGGCCGAGCTGATGATCTACGACATGATCGGCGGCTGGGACGGCGTGACCGCGAAACGCGTCGCCGACGACCTCAGATCCATCGGCCGCGTGGACCTGATCAACGTGCGCCTGAACTCATTCGGCGGTGAGGTGTTCGAGGGCTACGCGATCTACAACCAGCTGAAGCGTCACCCGGCGCGCGTCGAGATCGACATCGACGGCGCGGCCTGCTCGATTGCCTCGATCATCGCCTGCGCCGGCGACACTGTGCGCATGGCGCGCAACGCGATGTACATGATCCACGATCCGTCCGGCGTCGCGATGGGCAACGCCGCCGACATGCGCAAGACCGCCGACCTGCTGGACCAGGTGCGCGAGCAGCTCGTCGACACCTACGTGAAGCGCACCGGCCTCGGTCCGATAGCCGTGTCGCAATACATGACCGCCGAAACGTGGTTCAAGGCGGCCGACGCCGCCCAGCTCGGTTTCGTCGACCAGGTCACCGACGAGCTGCAGCTCGCTGCCTCGGCCGATCTGTCGAAATTCGCCAACGTGCCTGCCTGGGCGCGGCAGCGAGCCACGGCCAGCGCCACCGAGCGCCTCGACCGCATCAACGCGCGCCTCGCGCGCATTCGCTGAACTCCGCTACATGGCGGCAACTGCCCGGCTGATGCCGGGCTTTTTATTTGAGGTACTGAAATGAACGAAATGCAGAAGCTGCAGGCTCGCCTCGCTGAGCTGCGCGCCCGTGTAGAAGCTTTGCGGAATGCAGCTTCTGCCGCGGGCCGCGACCTGAGCGAGGACGAGGAAATCGAAATCGACGGCGCGCTCGACGAAATCGAAGTCGCGAACGGCAAGGTCGCCCGCTTCGAGCGCTTGGAAAACCTCGCCGCCGCCAACGCGTCCGGCGGCAACCGCCGCAGCGCCCCGTCCGCGCCCGGTGGCGGCCTCGAGGCCTCCGGTCGGCCCGGCTCCATCCAGGCCCCGGTGCAGTCCCAGCAGGACCGCAACAAGTGGGGCTGGCGCGGCCTCGGTGAGTTCGCCGCAGCGGTGCGCAATGCCAGCGTCGGCGCCTCCGTCGACCCGCGCCTGATGAACGCGCCCACAACCTACGGCCAGGAGGCCGTCGGCGCCGACGGCGGCTTCGCCGTCCCGCCCGATTGGCGCAACAACGTCACCAGCCTGATCATGGGCGAGTCGTCGATGATCAGCATGTGCGACGCGATCCCGACCGCGAGCAACAGCGTCACCGCGCCGGTCGATGAAGACTCGGCCTGGTCCGCGTCCGGCGGCATCCGCGTGTTCATGCGCGCCGAGGCTGGCACCATGACCGCCAGCAAGCCCGCGCTGAAGGAAATCACCGTCAAGCTCAACGAGCTCTACGCGTTCGTGCCGGTGACCGACGAGCTGCTCGAGGATGCGCCGCTGCTCGAGAACCTGCTGACCACCAAGGCGGCCGAAAAGCTGAACTTCCGCATCAACGATCTGATCCTCAACGGCACCGGCGCCGGCCAGCCGCTCGGCATCATGAACTCGCCCTCGCGCGTGACGGTGTCGAAGGAAAGCTCGCAGGCAGCGGCCACCGTGCTCGCCGCGAACGTCGTCAAGATGTACGCGCGCATGCCGGCCTTCGCCCGCAGCCGCGCGGTGTGGCTCATCAACCAGGACGTCGAGCCGCAGATCCACCAGCTGGGCCTGACCATCAGCAATCCAGCTGGATCGCAGCTCTACGGCGGCGCGCCGATGTTCATTCCGCCGGGCGGCATGACGTCGGCGCCGTCGGGCACGCTGCTCGGCCGTCCGATCGTGCCGACCGAGGCCTGCCAGACGCTGGGCACCGCCGGTGACATCATCTTCGCCGACCTGCAGAGCTACTTCCTGCCGTACAAGTCCGCCGGCATCCGTTCGGATGTCTCGATGCACCTGTACTTCGACTCCGGTCACACCGCCTTCCGCTGGACGTTCCGCTTTGGCGGACAGCCGTGGCTGTCGGCGCCCATTGGTCGCAAGAACGGCACAAACAACCTGTCGCACTTCGTCGCGCTGGAAACCCGCTAAGGAGGCTTGACCATGAATTCGACCCATCTCCAGCTTACCGACTTCGCGAAGGTCGTCGTCGGCTGCGCGCCGGCCGCGCTGACCGGCACCCCGGGCGACGGCGACTACGTGTCGCTCAAGGGCTACTCGCGACTGACCATCCTTCTGGCGGTCGACAACGGGACCACGGTCACCGGCGGCACGGTCACGCTGAAGCAGGCCACCGCCGTCGCCGGCACCAACGAAAAGGAACTCCCGTTCGCTCGGGTGTACGCGGATCTCGACGTCGCCGCCGGGGACACCCTGACGGAAACGGCAGTCACCGCGAACAGCTTCGTGACCAACACGACGAACGATCGGAACCTGTTGTACGTCATCGAGGTCAACGCCGAAGACCTGGACCAGGCGAACAACTTCGACTGTGTCCGCCTCGACTCGACCGGCATGGCCAACGCCGTCGGCTGCGTGCTCTACGTCCTGCACGGCAGCCGCTACGCATCGCCGCTCGCGATCTCCGCGATCACTGACTGATACCCGTCGGCCATTGCGCCCGGGGCGACCTGGGCGCGCTTTTTGTGAGGTAGTCACATGCTACTCGAGGACACGGTCGACGGCTCGCGGCAGGTCAAGGGCACCTCGGGTGCGATGCACGTCTACAGCACCAACGGCGTCGATCACATCGATGCGACGAACGGCGTCGCGGTGGTCGAGCAGGGGCAGTACAACTACGAAACCGTCGCGGCCTCGCAGAGCAACCAGGCGCTCGGCGTGACCGGCGGCGTCGGGGATTTCCTGCACCGCCTGGTGATCGTCGTCGCGACGGCCGCGACCGCCCAGGTGCAGATCAAGGACGGCAGCGGGTCGGCGATTACCGTATTCCCCAACAGCCCGGGCGGCGGCATCGGCACGTACTCGGTCGAGTTCAACATCGTCAGCACGTCCGGTGCGTGGCAAGTCACGACCGGCGCCGGCTCGTCCGTCGTCGCGATCGGCAGGTTCACTGCATGATCCGCTGCGCCCTGATCCTGCTGTCCCTGCTCGCCTTCGAGGCGGGGGCGGCGACGTGGTATGTGCGGCCTAATGCTGACTGCCCTGCCTTTAACGGCAACGGGACAGCTTACGCATGCGCCGCATCAAACGGGGCGGCAGGTGCGCTTCGTGGATTCCCGAGCGTCAACAGTGCAGCAATTGCAGCCGGCGACACGGTAATGCTCTGCGGGACGTTCGCGGCCACAGATAAAGACTTTGGAACGCTCGGCGATTCCGGGTCTGCGATGCTCGATCTAACTTCTGCAATCACTGGCTCGTCGGGAAACCGCCTGACGTTCACTGGCGACTGCTCATCCGCTGGCGGCCCCGCCCGTGCAACGATTAACGGCGGCGGTGTTGCAGGGGTCGGCTACGGCCTGCGATTGGCCGGCGCGTACATCACGCTTGAAAAGGTCGATCTCGTCGATATGTGGGCCGCTTCTAATGCTGCTATCAGCATGGGCACGTCTACCACCCAGCCCGCTGCAAATATCGTCACCGATGTAACCATCACAAACGCAGGATTGACGGGCTGCACAAATTGCAACGCCATCGAAATCAACAGCAACGGATTCACCGTGGATTCTGTCACGGTGGACGGCGCAGGAACCGATGGCATCTACGTCGGGAATGGCGCGACGGGCGCGGCCGGTGGCACCATCTCTAACTCGACGCTCGCAAATATATCGATGACGACCGCAAATGGCGATGGCGTGCAGCAGGAACCAGCGGGAGGCCCGCTAATCATCACAAACGTGTCGGTCACGCTTAACCCGCAGTCAGTCAAGGCTTGTTTTTTGGCCGGCAATGCCGGTAATGCCATCGTCATCGCCGACAACAACTGCAACGGGAATGGTGCAGCGGCCGGCGGCATCGTCATTGATGGGGCCGGCGCCGGATCGTATGTGGCGCGCAATTACCTGCAAAACACCCTTGGCGGCGCGGGCATCTACCTTAGGCACGACGCAGCGCAAATAGCCGCGCCCCTCAAGGTCTATTCAAACATCATCA